GAGAGGTACGGGACGCACCCTGCGGAGGTCCGATGCTATGGCGACAGCACAGGTGGAGCCAAGGGCACGGCCAAACTCCAGGGGTCAGACTGGGACATCATCCGGGATTGCCTGGGACCTGTTTTCCGTGGACGACTGACCTTCCGAGTCCCTCCATCGAACCCATCCGAAAGGTCCAGGCTCAACGCCATGAACTCACGGCTACTGAG